TTCTATTTTTGTAGAATCACTTGTAAAGTAACTCTTCATTTCGAGTATGGCTTCAGCGGGTGCTCCAATCTTTTTTAGAAGTGAGACTGGTGTTTTGCCTGTGGTTTTAGGATGACATGTGAAGCAGTTGTATACTCCAGAAATCACATTGACCATAAGCTTTTGATTCTTATGCTGACATACTGGGCAATAATACGCGTAATCACCCTTGGCCAGCTTTTTGCCTTTGCCTAAGTAAACTTCTAATAAACTTTGAACCAGTTGGGAATTATCCATATAAAAGAATATAACAAAATTATTGAAATAAAAAAATTTTAAAAAAAAAGTCAAAAATATTTTTTTTATTCGGTTTTTTGTTTATATTACCTAAAGGGGAAGGGGAAAGAGGAACAAGAATAAAGATAAAAATAAAGAATAATGATAGATATAGAAGAATATAAAGATAGAAAAGATTTAACTAGTCTAGAGCTGGATATACTTTATGCTTATCTAGACTTAGAAATGCAAAACATGAGCGATGAAGAGAAAGCTATGTGGCACGATATTTTAAACCAAATTGACCCAGATGAAGAATTATAAAGTAGTACTGGCAACGTTAAAGGGATGTTCTTCTTGTGAAAAGTTAAAGAGTATTTTATCCCAGAACAACATAAAATTTGTAGAGGTTCCTTGCGATGAAGATCCTGGAATGTGTGATCAGCTTGAGAACTTAACTAAGAACTCAAAATACCCTATGGTGATAATAAAAGATAAAACTAAGAACTTAGACTATGTTTATTTCACGAGTTTTGATTACAATGAATTAGGCAAAGAGAATATTATTGACGATAAAGTAAGAACAGTCGCATTCCTTTCTCCAGATCAAATACTATTTAAAATCAATAACTTATGATGAAAGAATTAACCGAACAACAATTAATCGAAAACGTAGAGAAATTCTATGATTTGATTAAAAAGTACCTTCCAGACAATGAAAGGACTAAAAAACTTATAAAATTTTACAAAAGTATCGAGGTAACACTGCTTACTTCTCCAGCATCTACAAAACTGGATCATCACAATTGCTTCATAGGTGGATACGTTGAACATGTGATCCGTGTAACTGAAGCTGCGCTTGTATTTGATAAGGTTTGGGATAAATTTGGACAAGAGAAGACTCACACTACTGAAGAACTTGTATTTGCTGCAATCAATCATGATCTTGGAAAGCTAGGTACAAACGATCAACCTTTCTATGTGCCTCAAACATCAGAGTGGCATCAGAAAAACCAAGGAAAATACTTCACATACAATTCACAAATGCAACACATGAGGATTGCAGACCGTAGTTTGTATTATCTTCAAAAAGCTGGGATCGAAGTATCTGAAAATGAGTATATTGCGATCAAAGTTCATGATGGTCTTTATGAGCCTGGTAATGAATCATACCTTAAAACACATACTCCTGAGTCTCAAATCAAAGGACATCTTCCATATATCCTCCACCAGGCTGATTTAATGGCATCTAGGGTTGAAAATGACGTAAACAAAGCATAATATGATAACAATAATAGCAATAGGAATTTGGCCAATCACAATCATCGCTTATGTGATCTGGAACCTATATAACAAGAATGTGAAGCTTGAATCGATGATAGTAAAGCAGAACGAATTCATCAAATCGGTGCTGGGATTAGCCGATAATATAGACAAGACTGCGATGAAGATAGATTCTACTATGTGGGTATCAGCAGATCCAGAACTTAAAACTATGTTCGAAGATATTAAGGCGATGCAAGAGAACATCAAGCAATTCACAGGTAAACTATAGGCATGGTAGAAGAAGTATTACTCACAAAGAAAGGCAAACCTAGGAAAAGAAAGCCAAAATCAAAGATAGATTACTTCACCCTAGATACTCAAGAGGCTATCATTAGGTATAGAGAGTCTACAAGTGAATCTGAAAGAAATAAAATATACAATACCCAGATCCACTACGCCTTCTATAAACTTGCAGAGAATATAATTCACACATTTAAGTTTTATCACACAGAAGTTGAGAATCTGGAAGATCTAAAGTATGAAGTTATATCATTCATGCTTCAAAAGATCCATCTCTATAACACATCGAAAGGAAAAGCCTACTCATATTTTGGCACCATAGCAAAAAGGTATCTGATTGCATATTGTCAAAGGAATTATGATAAGTTAGTTGAAAAAAAACCTCTTGATAACGTAGATAATGATGAGAGGACAATCGATAGTCTAGTAATGCAGCCGACATCTGATGAATTAGACAGATCTTCAGTCATTGCAGAGCTAGTAGAGTACTTAGAGAAGAATATAATTGACATGTTTGAGAAAGAAGATGAGATAAAAGCAGCAGACGCAATCATCGAAATACTCAAAAGATCAGATAGAATAGATATCTCAAACAAAAAAGTACTCTATGTGTATGTAAAAGAGATGGCCGATGTTAAATCTACTGCGATAACTAGTGTGATAACCAAAATAAAAGCTATCTATAAGAAGATACTGAATCGTAGAATAGAAAACGACGATTATTAGTATTTATAAGGAAAAGAGATATGGCTTTAGATTTAAGTCAAGTAGTATTTAGCGATAAAAAGCTTGAAGATCTGGTAAAAGAGGTTTATGACAATCACAAGAACCAAGATCAGATGCTAAAAACGGAGATCACTAGGCTTGCTGGGATGATATCAAATCCTGGTGATGCAGTAGTGATCATTCCTATGTTAAAAGGTTTGATGGACTCTAGCCTTAAGAACGATGAAACCATTCTGAAGCTGGTAAATGTGTTCCAGAAAGCAGCCGAGAGCACTAAGAAAGATGATTCTGATGATCTAGGTATACTGACAGAAAAGGATGTTGAGCAATTGTTCCAGGAAATAAATGTAATCAAAGCACCAAAGGAGAAAGTAGATGTCAAATAGCTTAGGTAGATCTTTAGGATCAGGAAAATCTAATAATACCGGAGCTCCCTTTTATATTGGAAGGGTTAAATCTATTGTGCTAAATCCTTACATAGACAATACAAAACTTCCTAACCCAGATTATGAAAATGCTGGTGATATTGGTAAAATAAAGTTTGATAGGATTTATTCAAGCGTAACAAATACAAGCAGTGGTAATGAAAATGACTTTGCTTATCCCATGTTTAGCTTTATCAAACAATATCCACTTATAGGAGAGATAGTTGCTATATTTAATGGCCCTTCTTATAGATTAAACGATAGTAAAGACAATCAAGCATTATTTTATATGCCAGCTTATGCATTATGGAATGCAGTAAACCATAACGTAATGCCAAATATGCTGGAATATAGTCAATTTTTATCTCAATATGTCAAACAACCAGATTACGGAGGTTCATCTGGCACTCCTCCAGAGTTACCAAAAGGCTATACTTTTAAAGAATCGAATAATGTTAGGTCTCTTACAAATTTTGAGGGGGATTCTATTGTAGAAGGACGTTATGGTCAGTCTATAAGATTTGGATCCACAGTCACAGGATTCAAAGGATTTAACCCATGGTCAGACACAGGGGCAAATGGATCACCGATAACTATACTAAGAAATGGACAAGGCAAAGTAACTAATCCGCTAGATCCATTTGCAAGCACAGTAGAGGATATAAACACAGATCATGCTTCAATATACATGACTTCTGGACAGAGAATAGTGTTAGAGGATCTTAATAATTTCCCTTTAAATTCCTATAGAAAGTTTGTAGCTTCAACAGAAATTGCAAGTACTACTAAAATATTCGAATTACCATCATCTCAAGACTATTCTTCGGCAGCAGACCAAGATAAATCTACATTTAATACAACATGATAACTCCAGAATTTCCATATAAAGGAAACCAAGTCATAGTAACATCAGAAAGAGTAACTCTCCATTCAAAAAAAGATGGAGTATTTTTATTTGGTAAAGCTACTGTGGGACTATCTTCAGTAGGCACTATAAATCTTGACTCAAAGGAAAAAGTTCTTATAGATTCACCAAAGATAGAGTTAGGTAATATGGCAGAAGAATTTGGAGAACCAGTACCACTTGGATCATCTTTACAAGCCGTATTAGTAGATATGAATAATGTCTTGACTTTATTGGCAAATGCTATGTCAAAAGCTAATGGGGTTAATGATGCGAGTACTGCAATGTCTCTATCAACTATACAAGTGGCTGGTAGTACTTCATTACAATCATTGACTAAAATACAATCTAGATTACAGAACATTCTATCACAGACTACATATACTAAATAATGGCCCAAGAATTACCTATAGCAAATCTATCCCAGCAGTTAAATAAAGCCAGAGAATCGTTTGATCAAATAAAAAACGTTTCAAAGACTCTTGATGAAACTATAGGGAATACAAATGCTAAGGGGATGGCAGTAGTTACAAATAATATCTGGAAATCTATATTGTCTTATTTTTCAAAGTTTTCAGAGATATTTTTTGGTAAAACTTCTGTAAAGAGAGGACAAAAATCAACAAATCCTTTAGATTATGGCGTAGTCTATTTACTATCTGTATTTTCTATAATAGATCTATGTTCTATAATAAATGCAATTAGCATAGTAAGCAATAACTTAAATATTCCTAAGTTTAATCCAAATCAAACTCCACCACCAGATGATTTTAAATGGAAAGTTCAAAGACTAGCTTATGATATCCAAGTACAAATAGATCAATTACTAAATACTGTTGGCGTAAATCCTAATCAAGGAGAGATATTATTTAATGGAGTATCTTCAATATTTCCAAATTTAGAAAAACTAATAAGCACAGATTATTTAGTATCAGAAAATATGCGTAAATCTTATCCTCAAGTTAGTCAAATGAATAATCTGGTAACTGATGCTGTTTCTTATTTTAGAAATATAGGAGGAATAAGTAATACAGACAAGGAAAAGATAAATAAAACACTAAATAAGATAAATTTAATAAGGCAGACTTGTATATTAATTCAAGGATTTACTACTCCTATGAGTGTATCAAACTATGCACAAGCTGCTTTAAATCCTTCTTTATATGAAGTAGTTGATAAGTTAGGCGTAGATAATATAAACCCAGTAAAACTAAAAGAAATATTATCTGGATTAGAAAAGAAGATAGCTACAATTAATAAAGCCGCTTCTTTTATTTTAACCTATACACAATATCTTCAGTTTATAATTAAAATAGGATTAACTTTAGTAAAAATATTCAAAATTATTATAAATTTCATGTTATTATTACCTCTTCCAAGTGTAGTATTAACAGCAGGTATTCATACTGGATTATCTAAAGGCGAAAGAAAGCTTGATGACTACCTAAATAACATGATAAAAATTCTATCAGAAGTCAATTTGTATGTTTCTATGATAGTAGGATTCCTTAGAGGTATTACTACTGTGTTAGATCAAATAGCGACTGACATTGAATTGATAATAAAGAAACTTGAAAGTTGTAAAAGAGCCGATAATAATACAAATAATATAAATAATACTGCTAATAAAACTAACCAAGATAATACAAATATAGCAGAGACAGAGACAATTGGTAATTTACAAAACTTAGTAACTGAATTAAAAGTAATAAACAATTCATTTAAAAATTTTATTAATAATTACGATTCTAAAAAAGCATCTAATAATAAAACTTATCAAGGTTATACTATAGAGATAAGAACTGAAGATGTATCAGATCAAAACGTTCTTAAAACTACACTACCAAGAAGATATGGAATAGCTTTAGATGGTTCTGGTATTCAAGCAGTTAGATCCGATTTAACCTTTGCATCAGATGATAATGTTATAATAAATCAAGTTAAATTGCTACTTACATCTAAAGGACTTGTTAAACCACAAGATCAAGTTTTTACTAACGAACAATTGGATGTACTAAACGAAGCTATGGCGGCAGTAGAAGATAATGAAATTTCTATGGAAGATATCCCAGTAACTCCTGTAGGTTTAGGATCTTTGGCTACTGAAACTAGAGAAGAATCTATGGATGCTCCAGATAACGAAGATGAAAATGATGGACTTGGTCTTAACGCATTTGTTAATAAACTTAGCGGTGGAAAGAGACTAAGAAAAAGAATTAAAGAATCCATGGCAAAAAGTAAAGAAAAACTGAACTCAGATATAAGTTCGGTAAAAAAATAACCACAAAAAGATATTTATAGAATATGACAAAGTCAGAATTATTTAGGAAAATGATCAGAGAGGAGGTTCAAAAAGCTATTAGAGCTGAAATGCCTAAGATACTCAATGAACTTAAGACTCCAACAGTAACAAAAGCTATCATAAAAGAGAGTATTAATGATGCATATGGAGTTCCTTTGACTCTAAATGAACCTAGAAAACAGACTCCAATAAAGAAAAACGTACCAACCTTTGCAAATAACTCTACCATAAACAGCATGCTTCAAGAAACAATGTTAAGCATGACTAGCGATGATGCTGCTGGATTTGGAATGAATGCTCCAGATATGCACCCTATGGAAGTATTTCAGCCAGCAGTAGACCAAGTTGGAGGAGTACAAGATATGTTAGCTTCTGCTAGAGGTGCTGGAAATATTGAGGCAGTACAAGTTAATGTAGTTCCGGATTTCAGCGCATTAATGGATAAACTCATTCAGTCAGGAGATATGAAGTAATATGGCATACGGAATAAGACAAATACCTATCGCAGATTTAAAACCATCTATGGCTCTTGGAGTAGCAATACCATTCCAAGCTAACAACGTTTTTACTTCAGAATATTCTACAATAGGACAAACAAAGTATAATATCATAAACTTTATGTTAACGGATCGCAGGGAAAGACCCTTCAATCCAAACTTTGGTGCAGGACTTAGATCTAGATTATTTGAACAGATAACAGATGATTATCTAGAAGACTTGAAAAAATCTGTTTCCGCTGAAGTAGAGTCTTATTTTCCAAACATAATAGTAGATTCTATGAGCATCACAGCAAATCCAGATGAAAACACAGTTACAGTAACAATGGCATACTCTTTAAAAAACCTAAGAACTTCTGATAGTTTAGTTTTAGTTCTACAAAACGGATAACATGG